TTGATAGAAATGACTTTAGACCAAAAACAATTAGGCAGTACCGTAAGTACTTTGATTTATATTTGGGATGGGGCAACAAAAAGCTTTTCCAGATATCTAAGCAAGAAGTATTGGATCGATTTATTGAGGTATCAGAAGTAAGTGAGTCGTCAGCAAATGGTGCTGTATCTCTTTTAGGTACTTTATGGAAGTATATTCATGTTCTTTATTCAACAGATGAGAACCCGATCCTTAAAAGTAATCCAGTTGACATTATTTCCGTAACAAAAGGTTGGAATAAAATAGCAAGTAGGGATAGACATCTCCATAAAGACATCATTCACAAATATTACAATGCGGTGCTTCATTATGAAGATGAGTTGAATCTGGAAAATACTGCTAGGTCAAACACGCATCGGGATATCGTATTGATGTGCATGTATACGGGATGCCGTAAACAGGAGGCATGTTGTCTAAAGTGGGCTGATGTAGATATTAAAAATGGTACCTTAACTTTTAGAGATACCAAAAATGGTTCAGATCATACTTTTCCTATTGGTGATCATCTACACAGTATTTTGCGTGAACGTTGGTTATTAAGAGAAAACGATTGGGTTTTCCCAGCTACTAAGATGCCTACTTCGTGGAATATGCATGCAACTAAGGTAGATACATTATTGAATAGAGTGGGTAAGGAAGTTGACTATTACGTTTCAATGCATGATTTCCGTCGCACATTTGCCACTATATGCAACCTTTTAAGATTTAATATTTATGTGACAAAAAGACTTCTTAATCACACGGCTAAACCAAGAATTGATGTGACAGGTGGTTATGTTCAAATTCCAGATGAGGAATTAAGAGCTTCGATGAATATGATTGAGGCGGTTTATCAAGGAAAGATTGATTGCTTCAACTACCAATCTGTTTGGACAGAAAGATTAAAAGAAATAAAGGCGGATTAACCGCCTTAAACTGTTGCAAGCTGTGCTGTATTAAGCACAGTCTTGCTTTGCTCATACTTCAAAACGTCTTTCTTTTTATATGAAACACGTCTCCCAATTTTCGAGAAAGGCAGTGATGATTGATCACAACGCATTCTAGCTAATGTCCAAGGCGAGCAATCTAAATAAAGTGCCACAACCTCTTGAGGGAACTTCTGTTCTTCATTAGCCATAATGAAGCGATCCAAATATTCTTGTTGCTCTGCATCAGATAGATTTCTCAGATCTTTTAACATTTACCCCTCCTTACTTTCTGCTTTAACTTCTCTATCTAGTCGTTCAATTTCTGCAATTAATAAAGCGGCTGCACGAACCAAATCTTGTCTTGGGCTTTTTGGTTTCCAGAAAGTATCAGCAAAAGGCCACCATCCTGCAGCATCCTCATCCATATACACTTCGGGGCCGAAATCTTTGCTGTTATAAACCCAACCTCTACTTACTACATGATCAACGTAACAAGATGCAGCTCGTGGCAATTCATTTGCTTCATAGAGATTATCAAATTCAGGTAAATACCCTTCTTTTATAATTTGGCGTTCTCTTTCATTAAGAACATCTTTGACAGCTTGACTGCTATATAATTCACTCATCCCTCAGCTCCCGATTCGCTTTCACCCAACTTAATACAACCTTCCTCTGGTAAATCTGCATACCAACAGTAGTATCCTGCACCGTCATAACCATCATCGAGCCATTTGATAGACATTTCAGTTTCCATCTGGAACTGATCTTTCTCACCATCTGGTGCACCAAAATCAAAAGCTTCTTTTAGTTCAGCACACGTTAAAGTGACACTATGTATATGAGTATCTGGCACCGCCTGAGCTTTGGCTTTTTCTTGCCACCCAAACCAAGCTCCATTTAAGAATTGCTCATCATTTTTCGCTTCAAGCAGATCAAAAATATTTCCATTAATCACACAATCTTTAATTTGATAGTTGTTAAACTCTTCAGACCATTCAAAATTCTGGATTATTGACTTTATATATTCGTTAGATTCAAACTCACTTCTTAACTTATTCAAATCTGTCATGCTGCCACCTTTTGATAACTGAATTTCATTGAATTAGAAATGCCACGCATTCGAAGCTGGTTAATAAAACGTTTATCCTTATTCATCCAAACCCGGCAAAATGAAGTAAATCTTTTTTGACAGACTTCATTCATTTCGAAACCTTTTTTTGTTTCTATTAAAGAAATCTTTGCCACTTCTTTGCCACGCTTCATAACGATGTATCCTTTTTTATAAGAAGGATAGAAACCACTTTCGGACATCCAAACAGTGAATGGGTATGACATTGAGTCAGGGATGTACTTCATCATGTTAGAATCTCCAAATGGAATCTTTAAGTTTCGCTTTGAAGAGCAAAGCTTCAGTTTCATTAAGTGATACATTTAAGAAAACTTGGGTTCGTTTACCTATCACAGTAAAAGTTCTAGTTTTGCTGTTATAAATTTGAATCATTGAGGCGACTCCAATAAAAAGTTACCTTCAACCTCAAGTTCTTTTCTTCTTTTTATAACCAGCTCCATTAGGGGTTCTTGAATCCGTTCATCTGTTTCTGAAATATCAATTTCAATCGCATCCAACGTAGTCAGGTCTGTAGCTCGTTTGACTCGTTCAGAAATTGAAATATTTTCTTTTGATTGACCAGCAATAATGACTAAGTGTTTATTTAACTCAGTTAAAAAAGATTTTTGATCTTCAGAAGACCAGTCTTTCGTTTCCTCAATGAGACTATTAGCTGCATCTGCAGTTTTAGTTTTCTTTAGCTTTTCAATAAGGCCAGCTAACGGAGACTCAACCGGTTTGTCATTATGGTAACGAGTCCAATTTTCCTCTTTGTTATTGGCCTTCTTCGCAGATTTTTTTGCTTGAGTTGAGTTAGTTTCTTTATCTGCTTTAGGTTCAATTGGTCCCAAAACGTTTAGGATGTTGTCGTCATCTATATTTGTCAAACCTACTTCACCACTAATAATTGCGTTAAGTAAATTCTTAAACTCCTCACACCAATAAAGTGATTTAACAAATACCCGCAATTCACCGAAATCATGCGATTTTCGTTTAATAAATGCATCTGCAGCTGAACGAGTTAGATGGCAATTAACATCTTCCCAAAAATATTTACCATGGCAGATATGAATATTGCGTTCATTCCAATCAGATAAAATGTTTATTTGAGTAGAAGCTTTTACATCGAGGAAAAGTTCATCTTCCTCTTCAATTGCTAAACCATTTAAAGCATGCTTATCTGTAGCTTTAAGAGATTCAAAAAAATCATCAATTGATTTATATGTTGATTCATCATCGGCATCTACAATATTAGTGATTTCTACAGAATCACTAGCCGGATCTAAACCCCAAACAATCTTTTTTTCTTGAACAACAAAAATTGGTGAATCAGTACCAGCGTTATCTTTTTCCCAAGAATTTTTGAGTTGTTGGGTAAACTCCGCCCATGTTTCAGTCGTAAATAGAGTAGGTTTCATAGTTGCTAACCTTTAAATATTTTGAAGCGCTTTACGCAAATGTGGGTCAAGGTCTTCTTTATTCAGGAGCCATGAGATATATGGGCGCGGTAATTCTTTAAGAGGCGTTCCTTTGTGTTTACCCCATGTCATTATTTTGGGTAAACGTACAGCTTCAGACATGAGAAATAAGGAGTTCAAATCTTTAATTCCCAGTCGTTCAATTAGAGCTATTAGGATAATCCCAGTAAAATAAACATCCGCCCGTGCTGAATGTGCATGTCTTAAATGCTTACGTGCTTCTTCACGGTTACTCATTACGAAATAGTACAGAACAGCTAATTTATGACTTGGCAAATCAGGCCAAACATCCCTTGCTAAAGCTAAAGTACAAATTGTCTTTGCCTTAATTGCTGGTCCACATTTATTTAGAGCTTTAATGTCGTAATCAATATTGTGGCCGACAATGAATTCTACACCTTCAGGTAACCGGAACGCTTCACATCTTGGTTGACCTTCAATATCCGCTTCAATAATGTTGTGTACAGCCATTGCTTCTAAATCAATGGGTTCCGGGCAAGAGAAGTAACGGCTAAATGCATAATCTTTGTGAATCTGAATTTGACCGTTTTCGAAGCTAAATGGCGTATAAGCAATTTCGATTGGATAACCATTCAAAGTGTTGGTTTCAGTATCTAATATAAGAGCTTTCATTGATGAGATACCCCTTAGCGATTAGACCAGCACAAACCGCAGTTGTGGCATTCCCATTGACTACCTGAACCAGAATGACTTACACCTAGAGTGCATTTGTCATATGTGCATCGTGGACAAATTCCATAAACTACGCGAAATGGTTTAATAATTAGCATGCCTCATTCCCTCTTATTAACGTGTACCAAGAAAGCCACGACGAATTTTGTAGGCTTTTCGGTCAGGGGAAGGGATGTGCGTTTTTTGAAGAATTTGGCCTAATTCACGTCCTCTACGATATTTAATTTCGGTTTCTAGATTTCGTAAAATCCAATCTTTGGTATTTAACGTATATTGTGAAACAGGAGTTAATTCATTGGCATCATTAACCGTATAAACACGAGTTAATGTGTGATTTGCAGCATAAACGGTATGGCCTAAACGTACTTTGTATAAACCACGTTCCTCATCCTTTCCAACGAATTCGCGGAAAGTTGATTTATGGTTTGCTTGATTATTCAGACTGTTTTCGTAACGTTTATATCCTCGTAAATAGTTGGTTTTCATTGTGCACCACCTAATTTAACTACATGTACTTGAACATCAACAGGTTCACCTGAGTTAAATTGTTGTTGCCAATGTTGAGTCTTCTGCTCACGCACTTGAGCCTCTGCATCACATGCATAAAGGAAAGCAATAGCAAGTGCACTAAATATAAGAAAGCATAAAACATACGGCCACTTACTATCTTTTTTAAACTTTAGATCCTCTGCAGATGGATGCTGATAAAGTCTAGAAGTAGCTGGTTTATTTGTTTTATTCCCGCTAAGTTCTGGTACAAAACAAATAGGGGTAGATGGGGCAGATTGACTGCCTATATATTTCTGATTCATAATAATTTGCCTTAATACTTTCAGTATTGGTAGGAAAAAGCCCCGATAGCCGACCAAAGTTTTCTGGGCTTTTTTCATTTCTATGCTTTTACTTCAAAAAGTTGTTCTGTATGTTTCGCAAAAAGAGATACATCACCACCTGTATTTACATACATAGGTGTTTTATCTCTATGCTCTTCTACACATTTCCCTTTAGGAAGTGGAGCATTCGAAATTAATTTATGTTCTACAGTAATGTTGTTGTGACCAGCACCTTTAGATTTCGAGAACTTAAGTTGAACTGTAATTACTCCTACTT